TCTAGTTGGGTAAAATTTACTAGAGACTTCTTTTTTATGTTTGAGATATAGTATATAATTATTTGCACCACTATAACTTTCGAGCAACTCTAATGCTTTATGTTCTATCAGTGTTTTTGTTTCCAATTAATCTTTTTTAAAAAAATACTAATAAAAAAGATATTTATCAATAAAATCGTATTATGAGAAGTAATGTTCCTATTACAAGATTTGGTAAATTCTTTGGTGATCGTGATTTCGAACTAGAAATTGGTATGGGTCAAGAATGGTTAATTGGTGATATGAACTTCACTTGTGTTTTGTATAGAGTAGATAAAAACAAAATAAAAACTGATGACGTATATGGTGAGGCGGTAACAGACGGAATTAAATTTTTACCACCTGTAGAGTTTAATGCCTATGTTGGGATTGCAGCACCTGAAAACAAAATGATCGGTTCTACTCGTATGGATCAACTTGAACCAGGTAATATAACAATGTCTGTTTATATGAAAACTCTTGATGATTTAGATATTGAAATTGACTTTGGTGATTACGTTGGTTACTACGATAGTGAAAATTTTGTAAGATACTATACTGTTGTTAACGATGGTCGTGTGACTTCAGATATAAAACATACCTATAAGGGGTTCAAACCTTTTTATAGAACAATAATTGCGGCTCCTGTTGGACCAAATGAATTTAGAGGATTATAATGGCTTTACCAAAAAAACACCCAATAAAACCGTCAATACCTTTAACGTATCCTAAAACTCTTTTACCGAGAAGAGAAGAGATAAAAGATATGATTACAAAGGATGGTACGTACCTTCCTAAGTCATTATTACATGCCGATTTGGATGGTGGTTTTTTAGAGTTTGTTAAAAATACTTTAAAAATTTCATCAGAAGGAAAAACTGTACCTGTTGCTGATATACTAATTACAACACAAAACTGGTCACAGTTTGTTGAAACTTGGGATTTCCAAAACATTGATAAGAACATTGAACCTCCATTTATTACTGTAATTAGAAATCCTGAAGTAAAGTACGGAAATAATCCTGCTGTTATGTACAACATACCAAACAGGAGAATGTATTATTATATGGAAGTTCCTACTTGGGACGGTAATAGAGTTGGCGCTGACATTTATAAAATACCACAACCTGTACCCGCAGATTTTAAATACACGGTTGCAATTGTTTGTAATAGAATGAGAGAATTAAACTCATTTAATAAAAAAGTTTTAGAAACGTTTGCATCAAGACAGGCTTATCAAGTTATTAAAGGTCACTACATTCCGATTATAAATGATAGTATGACCGATGAATCGGTTTTGGATTTAGAAAAAAGAAAATACTACATACAAAAATATGAATTTACAATGATGGGATTCTTAATAGACGAAGATGAGTTTGAGGTGTATCCTGCATTATCAAGAACTTTTCAAATGTATGAGGTCGATCAAAGACCCGTTAAAAGACCTCAGAAAAAACAAATGCCAGTACAACCCGAAACAATTCGTTTGATATATCCTGTGGATAATTTATCTCAAGAATACTTTTTTGAATACACTTGTAATTTAAATTTTGATAACTCAGATAATTTAGAAAGTTATTCCGTCTATATAAATGACCAATATTATGGTGATAATGTTGACAAAATTCAAATCAATACTAACGACACATTAAGGATTGATGTTGTTAAACAAGTGAGTGCTGCAGAATCTTCATTAGCATTCACACAATTTTTAGTTTAACTTTCCCCGTATATATCTTTCTTTTCCTTACATTTTTCAAGTATAAGGTTCTCTAAAAATTTATACATTTTAATACCTCTCTTATCACAATATTTTTTTAGGACATCGTGTACTTCGGCGTCAATTTTTAAGTTTTTTATCTTCTTAGGTTCTTTCATAACAGTAGGCAGAAAAAAGGCAGAATAAAATCTTACCAAAATATAAATAGTTTGCATAATGTAAAGTTTTTACTAAAAACTCGAATATTTATAGGTAAAATAAATAAGTAAAGACATTTTAAACATGGCAACAAACAGTAAAGTTTTCGTTTCACCTGGTGTTTATACTTCTGAAGTAGATTTGAGCTTTGTTGCTCAGAGCGTCGGGGTAACAACATTAGGTATCGTAGGTGAAACTTTGATAGGTCCAGCTTTTGAACCGATTTTTATTACAAATTTTGATGAGTTCCAAACAGTATTTGGAGGTACCTCACCAGAAAAATTTGTTAATACACAAATTCCAAAGTATGAAGCGGCTTACATTGCAAAAGCATATCTACAACAATCTAATCAATTATTTGTGACAAGAATCTTAGGATTATCGGGTTATGATGCAGGACCATCTTGGTCAATAACTACAGTCGCTAACGTAAATCCATCAACTATTGGTGTTTGGTGTTTAAGTTCCGTGACTGATCCAACAACTTGTATCACAACATGTGTAACACCTAAAGAACTTACATTTACAGTTCCATTTACAGCTTGTACAAATTCAACAACAACAATAGGATACCAAGCTAATTTCCCTTCAATTATCCAAGATATAATTAATCAACAATATGAAGAGTTTAATGGAAATACATCTACATTAGAAACTCAAATTAATAATTTAATTTTTAATGTAATAACAAGTAACAACCCTTATGTTGCTGAAGACGAACAAATTGCGTACTTTGGTTCTATCGCAACTAATGATTATGACACATTAAATGGTGCAGGATGGACAGCAGAAACAAACGTATTTAATGTCCCATCAGTTTCTTTAAATGATACTGATTTGTCATCACCATTCAATGACTCTTGGTATTATGCCTTATTTACTAATACAGGTAACACAAATTACTCAGGGTATTCATTCTCTACATTAGTATCTGGTTTAACGGCTTATTATCCAAACCCAACACCTACACCTCAAGCGTCATCAACACCAACGCCTACACCATCGGCTGCGAATCCTTGTATTACACCGTCACCTTTTGTGTCACCAACACCTACACCTACACCTGTTAACATTGATTGTTATTCAGGAACTATTGTTGGTAAAATTTATTACTACACAGGAACATCATATGTTGATTATGATAATGTTGTTGTTGCAACTTTAAGATCAAGAGGTATTGCAACTTATACAAACTCAACTAATCCAGCATACTCAGTGACTGCAACGACAGATGCTAGTTTAGATATGACAGGTAAATACGCAGGAGTTCTTAAAAACCCATACTTAACATTCGCAGTTAACTGTACTGATAAGTTTGGTCAAAACTTTACATTCGAAACTTCATTAACTCAAAATGATCCTGAGTATATTAGTAAAGTATTTGGAATTGCAAACTTCCAAAAACCAAGAATTGAAGTTCCTTTATTTAATGAGGAAGTATTCCAATCTTGGTTAAACTATTCTTGGAAAAAAGGATATGTTAGAGGTTTGAATCCAAACTTTATTGAATTAGACTCCGCTCAAAGTGGTGATCCTAACTCAATTGGTTGGTACTTGGATAGATATCAAACACCTAACTCACCTTGGGTTGTATCAGAATTAAGAGGTAATAAAGTTTATGACCTATTCAGATTCTACACAATTTCTGATGGTGATGCAGCAAACACATTGATTAAAGTTTCACTTATAAATCAAACTTATAACAACTTAACGTTTGATGTATTGATTCGTGATTATTTTGATACAGATGCAAACCCTGTAGTTCTTGAGAAATTTACAAACTGTACAATGGATCCAGGACAAAACAACTTTATCGCAAATAAAATTGGTACATTAGATGGAGAATATGCTTTGAATTCTAAATACGTAATGGTTGAAATGAATGAGGACGCACCAATCGATGCACTTCCTTGTGGGTTCAACGGATTCAACTTTAGAAATTACGCAGGAGCTCAATCACCATTCCCAATTATTAAAGGTAAATATGACTTCCCTGGTGAAGTAATCTATAACCCACCATTTGGTTTATCTTCGGGTAATGATGATGCATTAGTAAGTCCGGGAGACAATGTAAGAAGAACATACTTAGGTATATCTAATAGTTTAGGATGGGATGCCGCTTACTTCGAATATGTTGGTAAGAGAAATCCTAATAACACTTGTGATATCGACGGTCTACCATTTAATTACAGATCGGCAGGTTTCCACATGGATGTAAATGCAAGTGGTTTAACAATCGGACCTGAGTTCTCAACAAGTGGTGATCCAAGATTTATCTGTGGTAACTCATCATTCATTCAAGAACCTGAACTTCCAACAAACGCATACTATAGATTGTTCGCACGTAAATTTACATTCTTAGTACAAGGTGGATTTGATGGATGGGACATCTATAGAGAATGGAGAACTAACGAAGACAGATTCCAAATCGGTAGAACAGGATTCTTATTCGGAGCTTGTCCATCTACAAGATACCCACAAGCAACAGGTTGGGGAGCATTTAAAGAAATTTCTTTAGGTGACGGAACTCAAAATTGGGCAAATACTGACTACTACGCATACTTGTTAGGTCAACAAACATTTGCAAACCCTGAAGCTGTTAACATTAACGTGTTTGTAACACCGGGTATTGACTATGTGAAT